CATTGTTTTAGGTTCTTTGTAATGAACTGACACCCAGTTATCTAATTTTTTCATCAACTCATATCTTTCCTCCAAACTCAACTCTCTTGTATAAACTTGAAATCCATAATGACAAGGTGGAAGAACCATTTGGTCTAATTGACCTACATTCCAAGCATTAACCATTAATCGTCTTGAGTCTGGATTTGTTTTAAGTTCGGAGATTAGGTATGCAATTTGGTCTATTCCGTACTCAATCCTTCTTACACCTGCCTCTTTACTCTTATCTTCAACTACATCCCAACCTGTATGCCAACTTCTCCATTGCTTACCATACACAGGACCTAAATCACCCCACTTATAAGCAAACTCATCATCAGTTTTGATTTTGTTGATGAACTCTTCTTTTGTTAATGTCTCAACTTGGGTTGATACCCCGGCAATAACCGAATACCTCTTATAAGCATCACCATCCCAAATATGACAATTATTATCAACAAGGTACTTGATGTTGGTATCACCTGTTAAAAACCATAACAACTCAGTTACAATCTGTTTCCAAGCCATCTTCTTGGTTGTAAGAAGTGGAAATCCATCTTTCATATTATGACGAATGGTGTAACCAAAAATTGATTTGGTTCCTGTGCCAGTTCTGTCTTTCTTCTCCACCCCAAAATCTAAAATGGTTTGGAGTAATGTTTGGTATTGTTTATCTAACCCGTTCATATTGTTCTATTGTTTTTTCTAATTGATGATACATTTCTTTAATTCTCATTCCTAATGTATATGGGTCAGAATGTTTAATCGCATCTAATGTTATAACGTGATTTACTCTAAACCATTGAGGTGTTGTGTATTGTTTCTCTCGCCCCCACATTCCCTCATACTTCATAAACGCAACATCATGCATTTTTACCAAACAATCAAATCGTATCTCACAAATTTGTCTTGTGTCAGCTTCCATTTCGGATACTGGTTTTATTTCAATTTCGTTATTCATAACTTTTTATTTCTTTTTTTCCTTATTTAAATGATGTCTTCCAATCCATCAATCTCATTTCTTAATGTGTTAATCTTTGAATGGACATACTCCTCAAGCTCGTGAGATATCTCCAAATACTTTCTTCTCAGTTCGTGGAACTTTTCATCCTGAACTTCTTTGAATGATGAGTAATGTTTGAAACAATAATGGATACCTTCATTCTCCATTCTATAACGAACCATTTCAATTTCCTCAAGTTCGTTGTGTAGTTTATCAATTTTTTCCATATACTTCATCTAATATTTGTTCGTAAACCTCATCGTATTGTTTTCGTTGTTCTTCGGTCAATGACTCATACAAATTTAACATAAACCACTCGTCCATCTTATACGCAACCTTCAAATCTTTTAAGTAAGTTTCACAATAACTCCCATCAGGACTCATTTTACACATTGTTACCTTACAACAACCATCTTCACCACATCCCGAGCATACAGGACAATATATGGAGTCTTCATCCCCATACTTCTCCCTGAACTCTTCATTGTGTTCCAGTTCGTGTTTAAACCATTCAAAACTTGGGATGTCCTCGTAACCTATGAAACTATCTGCATATCTCTGATATAGGTTCCATTCAATTGGTGGATTATTTAATTTTTCAAATATGGGTCCCATATCATCGGCCCATTTTTGTTTCCACTCCTCAAATGTAAGAGTAGATTTAGGATTTTTTTCTAAAAAATTCCAATATTGTGTCTCTAATGTTGCCATATTAAACTGAAAATAAAGTTACCAAAAGTGTAATTGTGAAAACAATAATCATTATTACCAAACCTGTCAAATCAGTTTCATTATTTTGTCTATTCATCGTATTATATTTATTTCAGATTCAGTTTCAATAATCACACGAGCACCGCAAGATAGTAATGTTTTATCATTACCACCATACACAACACGACTAGGTCCCAAGATTTCAACCTCGGAACAATATGTGTTCTTTCTACCTTCTTTAATGGTAATGACAGGGTCTAACGTATTGTTCTTTTTGTTAGCCCTTATTTTGTGTTGATTTACGTGGATATACTTCTTCACCCCACAAAGATAATGCGGAATTAGTGAAGAATCAAATTATTGACCAATAACAATATCACCAGGATTCAAAGTTTTCATCCCATCAATTTTCTCCTCAACCTCATCATAAAAATAAGCCTTAGTGACAGCAATTATACTTTGTTCGGTCTGAGCAACTTTTGAAGTCATCCAATCCTCTAATTGGTCGTCATCAGATAGATTCTCCCACATTTTATAAGCAAGAGTCGCAATTGTGAACAATTGTTGTTTAGTCATCTTGTTCCCATCATGATTGGTACCGATAGACTCTCTAATCTTATCTAATTGTTTTTGTGTAATTTTAATTTTAGCCATATCATATAAATATAACAAAGGGTGTAAAAATACACCCTTCGTAAGAGCCCAACTCGGATAGAGTCAGTCCACCACTTTGTAAAACAAAGACTTTACAATTTATACATCCAAACTTTATAAGTTTTAGTGTTATCCATCAAATCAACAAATGTTAAACCTTCAATCACACCATAATTCATATTGTAATTATACAACGTACCAACTAAATTACCCCAAGGTGTATCATATAATTCCAATTTATAGTTGGATGGAGTTGAGTAAAAATAGTACGTAGACGGTTGACTATTAAATGAGTAGTTATTTTGAACAGTAAATGTTAATGTATCAGTTCTTTCCTCAGAGATAAAATTAGTATAAGTTATTTGAGTAATGACCCAAGTAGTATTACTAAATCCAGGTACATTCATTTGACTTTCATCAATAGTTACATCATAGTTCTGATATGGAGAAATATTTGTATTATATTCCTCATCTTTAACACATGAAGTCAATCCAACCAAAACAAATAAAATAAAAAGTAAATTTTTCATATTAGTAAGTAAAAATAATTGATTGTTTAACTATGTGATTTGGGATGTGGAATAAATCGTCTTTACCATCATATATACTGAACACCCTATCATTGTTTAATGATAAATTAAGTAAATCCATAAAAAGTTTGAACTGTATTTTGTCCGAAAACTCCTTATCAATTATAGTCCCAAAATCAGGGTGAATTAGTTTTATTCCTCGTTTCATTTTACAAAGATAATACTTTTTTTTGATTTTACTTAATTTTGTCTGATATTTTTTCCAACATTTTCATTACGTTGGATTCTGCAGATGTATTATTTGGGTCATTTTTGAGTAACTTAATTGACCTCAAAACAAAATAACCAATAACACTAACTAAAATGATATCCATTAAAGATGTTCTTCCTTTCATATTTTTATTTTTTACAAATTTAGTTTAAATTTTTTTCTTCACCAAATTTTTTAACATAATAATCTATGGTAATATCAATTCCATCACTAAAATTAGTTTTTGGCTCCCAAGCAAGTGTCTTTTTTAACTTTGAATAATCTATTGAGTACCTAAAATCATGCCCTTTTCTATCTTCAACAAAAGTAATTAACTCATGAGAATTTTGTTCCCAATCTTTTAAATTATCAATTTTATCACAAATTATTTTAGCCAATCTAATATTACTTATTTCATTATCTCCACCAACACAGTAAGTTTCACCAATTTTACCATTATGTAATATTCTATCAATAGCATCAACATGGTCCATTACAAATAACCAATCTCTAACATTTGTTCCATTACCATATATTGGAATGTTTTCCCCTTTCAATATTTTTTTAATGACAGTAGGTATGAATTTCTCATCATGTTGATTTGGCCCATAATTGTTCGAACAATTCGAAATGATAATCGGTAAATTATACGTATGGTAATAAGCCCTAACAAAATGGTCAGACGATGCTTTTGAAGCAGCATATGGACTTCTTGGGTCGTAGGATGTTTTTTCATCAAATGAACCTGTCGGTCCAAGATGTCCGAAAACTTCATCAGTTGATATGTGATAAAATAATTTAATGTTATTTTTCAATGAAGCATCTAATAAATTTATAGTTCCAACAATATTTGTATTAACAAATTTTAATGGATTACTAATTGAATTATCTACATGTGATTCAGCCGCAAAATGTACCACAACATCAAATTTATAATTTTCAAAAAACTTGAATAGTCTGTCCCTTTCAAGAATATCAAAACTTATAATTCTAGTTCTAAAATGGTCTTTAATATTTTTCTTATCTGACGCATATGTTTCAGAATCTAAAATAACCAACTCATAATTTGGGTATTTTTCTTTCATATGATTAAAAAAATTGGACCCGATAAAACCGAGTCCACCTGTTACTAAAATTTTCATAAAAGAATTAATAAGAAATATTGATTATATAATCAACGTAAAACTAAAAAAAGTATACCAATTAAACCAATACCCTCAGCAATTGCAATGTTTCTAAAGGTTTTTACTTTACCTTCTTGTTTTTCAAGTTTCAATTTAGTCTCAGTATGTTTGACAACCTCTTCTTGGTACTTATCTCTTTGTGTTTTAGCTTCTGTCTCCATACTTGTAAACGCACGATTTAAGTCCTCAGAATGTTTTTGTTCTTTTAATAGTTGGTCATCACAATTATTTTTGTAAATATATAACTGTTCAATCTCTTTCTTTTGGGACTTTTCAGTTTTAATAATGGTTAACAACAGTAACTCTTGTTGTTTATTGAAGAACACTCCTGTGTCACCTTCATATACAATTCTATGGGGCTTCAAAACTTGACCAAACGCTGTCACGCTGAACAAGATTAAGCTTGCCAAGATTACTAATTTCTTTAGCATTTTCTTCTTTAATGTATTTAATTTTGGTGATTACTTCACCTTGTTTATTATCATAAGCAACTCTTAAATCACTCATCTGTCTGTTTAAAACATTAACTGAGTCTCTTAACATCTCAATTCTCTTAGTGTCTTCAATAGTTACAGTAACTTGTGGTTTATTAAATAAAACAATAATAGTGACCAACATAGAAATAAAAACTAGTCCAATAGTTATTTCTTTCCAATATTTAATTAATGATTTCTTCATTTGATTCTTCTTTTACAATTACTTCAGTATTATCTTTTGATTTTCTGTACCCTAAAAGAGTTGCTCCGATACCTGTGAAGATTATTGACTGTGTTATAACATCAATATCTTTATTTAAAAACATTTTATCAACACATCCCATTAAGAAACAAATACCACCTATCGCAGTTATATAGATACCCATAGTCCCACTTCCAGATGTTTTTCCGTTTGAGTTTGATGTCATCTCAGCGAAAGAAAACTTCTTAATATCGGCAATTTTATTTTGTATAAATTTTCTCATTTTAATAAATTGTAATATTCTTTGAAGTGTTTAATTCTATCAGGTAATCCAATGGTACCTCCATTAACTCTTTTAGTTACCGCAGTTACTGTGGCGTCATCCGCACCCTTATCGCAAATAGACCAAAGTTTGTTAGAGTCAAAGAAAAATGCCGCAGAGGCCAATGGATATTTGGTAGCAACTAAATCAGGATTAGATACTGTATCCTCTCCAATGAATTTTGCAAAGTTCGTATAGTTTGATTTTCCAGTCAATTGGATATATCCTCTGCCGCGAAATTTAAATCCTTCACCTGTTGACTCATCACCATTACCCATTCTTCCACCATAAACACGAGATGCAATCTTTTCAGGTTGTCTTGCGTATGATTCATTTAGATTTCCAGGAAAATACTTACCAAAGATTTTTTTAAGTCCATCTGCAGAATAATTTAAATTCTCTTGTACTGCCTTAAATCCACCTGACTCATGACCACACTGAGCTAAAAAATGAGCCAATCTCAAAGGATTAGTAATATTAAATTTCTTAGCAGTGTCAGGAATTTGAGCAATTACTGCATCAGGAATATGTCCCTTCAAATTCTGTAATTTAAACTCTGAACTAACAGGAATTACAACATCTTCTTTTATCACCTGAGATTGTTGAGTCGTAACCCCAAACATCTTTGACCAAGTTCCCTCACCAACAATACCGTCAGCGGTTAATCCGTTTGATGCTTGCCATTCTTTAACTTTGGCAGCAGTTCCGTTACCGAAAATACCATCGGCAGTTAATCCTAATTTTGCTTGGAGTTTCTTTACATCTTCTCCGTTTGAACCAATTTTTAATAACATAATGTTTAATTTTTATAATAAATATTATAAAAAAGACTAAATGCTATTTTTTTATTGAGATGTAAGTGCCGTTATACCACCCAAAAATTTCGTCAGAAAAATGTTTATCGGGTTTAAAATTTACAATATTAATTTCTATCTCCTCAAAAAAAGATTCATTAGGGAATCTAACTCCCACTTTCGTCCTCTCGGACACATTGTTCTGCAAGTTTTTTTCCATATTCAGCGTTTCTTGTAAAAGGGTTGTCATAACATAAGTCCTCATTATCCTTATACACTGCCCACCACCATTTTTGTGGTCCCATCTGTTCTACCCGAAGAATGTAATTCTTGTATAGTCCAATAAAGTTATCCTTATCTTGTTCTTTCCACTCTACCATATTTATCAGTTATATCATCATTATCGTTAATATAAAATGCAATATCACCAACCTTAGGTTTCTTATTAGTATAATACATCAAACCATTCTCAGCAATTACTTGCCATTTAGGTGTATTCTTTTCATATGATTTTTGAACACTTTCCACTCTAATTGGCCAAACATTACTTTTGGGTTCCGCAGCTATTAGAGTATCAACAATGGTAGGTTCGGTAATATTTTTATGAATTTTAAATTCATTTTTGGGAGTTACAGGTTCAGTATTTGGTTTACGCAAAATTATTAGTGTAGATATTAGTATTAACAACACCGCACAAATAACAAAAAGTATTTTATATTTTTTATTCATAATATAAATGTAAATTAAAAAACCCGGTATGTCAACCGGGTTCTTTTATTATATATTTTCTTCTTCTGATGGTGGGGTTTCTTCCCCTTCATCTATCAATGGTTCCTCATACGGTAGTGGTTCTTCATATGGTAACACTTCTTCATTATATACCTCAGGTTCCACATACGGTGCAGGTTCAGGAGTTGGTTCCTGTCTTACAATAATAATTGGTTCCTGTGGAGGTCTTGGGGTTGTTGGGAATTCACTTACATTTGATAAACTACTTCCGTCTTCTTCATCAACCTTTTGGATTAGCATCTTATCTCTGTCTTCAGAGTTGAACCAATAGTCAACAACCTTATTCAAGTTACCTACAAAGGCTCCAAATAAAATCAACAACATTTCTTTCCAGTTTTCAGCAATCTCAACTTGGAACATAACTGCCATATTGATACCAAAAATTATGAAAAAGAACAAGAATAAAATAATCCCTGTAATTTTCCATCTATTAGATTGCATCTGTTGCAACATATAATAGAAACGGTTTTTATCTTCCACCTTAACGTATGGTGTTTCTCCAAATAACATTCTTTTTAATCTACTCATTTTTTTTATTTTTATTTTTTATTTATCTTCTTTGTTAGGACTCGCTCCATACTTCACCCCAAGTATTGTTCCCACTATACTGAAACTGTTTGTTAACAGGATACCAAACATATTACTCCAAGTGGAACCGATGATGTCAGTATCCATCCCTATTGTCATAGAATAAACATATATTCCAGTGGTTATGGTTCCAACACCAATGATTACATAAAGAGCAACTCTAACAATATTGTTAATCAACTCAAATTGAGTTTTCTTTTGAATTAAATCTAAATTGTTTTCCGCTTCGTTCTTTGCGTTTTCAGCAATAATTCTTGCTTGTTCTGATTTAGCCATTTCCTGTTGGAGCTCATCTGTCAATCTTAAATTCTCTTGTTTCCATTCATTTAGTTCTCTGTTTTGAACTTCAAATGTTAGTTTTGACTCCTCAACATTTTTTAATGTTTCTTGGAGTTCTTCCATCATTGTCTGATTGGCCTCATTAAGTTTGGTTAATTCAGCATTTTGTGTTTGGACTTGTTTTGTCATTTCCAAACGTTTTCTCCTCGCAGCAATATCTTTATCAACACATTGTTTTAAATAAGTTTTAAACTCATCATCACCCTCAGGGTCAATAAGTTTAACTATGTTCCCCTCCAACCCAATGTTCTTGGATTGAAGGAGTTCAATTAGTTCTTTTTTAGTATCTTTACTTAAAACAATCATTTGTAAACTTTAAACGGTGCGGTTCTGTTTTTGTATCCTTCGTAATCTTTTTTGAATTCTTCCAATCTTGGTTCAATATCATCGGACTTAATAATCCAAAACTGAGCTCCCGCCTGAACTGCTTTAGCCTGTTCTTCAGGTTCATTACTTGAAGATATAATACCAATCACTACGTGGTTACCATATTCAAAGTTAACCTTACGGATAAGCTCAATACCATCAAATGATGAACCTATAATGTTTAAATCAACAAAAACACACTCTGGTCTTCCGTCAGATTTCTTCTGCCAATCGGCAAATAATTTAGCAGCTTCGTCTGAACTATTCAAACTCTTTAATGACAATGTAATGTCTAACAAGGAGCAACTGTCCTCAAAAACCAAGTGGAATAAATCCTCGTCATCCACTAATAAGATTGAATCAATCATTTTTTTCTTTCTCTTTTATTTTATTTTTATTTTCATTTTGGTCCCACTTTCAATTTTCTCACAAGTTAATTTGAAACCATGCTCTTCTAATATCGCAACACATATATTCAATCCAAGACCCTTTTCGTCACCAGTGACATCCGCCTTCTTTGAATACTTTGTTAAATGTTTTTCAAAATCTTTTTGTGAGAACCCTCTACCGTTGTCCTCAACTATTAAATATTCTTCTTCGTTATATATTTTAACTCTTTTAACTTCACTATCATTATATGACAGTCCATTCTTAATTAAGTTTTCAACCGCATTACAGAATAAAGTTTCGTTAACTTCCATATCGGTTAAATCGGATATCTCAACTTGTGAACTATAAGAATTTGGTGAAATGTATTTCCATATCAAATCTTTAGTGTTAACCAAAGTTTTATTCAATACCACATTTTGTTTAACAAGATTTGTGAATTCATAAACACTCTTGTATACTCTTTGTGTATGACTTAACCCTTCTTTAACCATCTTTAACGCACCCTCAATCTTTAATCTTTGGATGTCTTCAGTAGTTAATCTCTTTTCTAATGATGTAATACCTCTTGGCATATATGTGTTAATACCGGAGTGCATATCATGTCTGATGATTCTAGCTGCGTGTTCCAGGTAACTATTCTTCTTGGCAATATCATTAAGTTGTTCTTCAATCTCAACGTCTTGAACCTGTATTCTCTTTCTTTGTAACACAACCGCAACTACTAAACCAAGTAACGCCAAACCACTTAACGCAATATAAAGATATCTTTTAAGTTTGTCCTGTTGTATCTTTAACTCATCGTTCTGCCCAATCAAGTTACCATTTGCGTCTTTAAGTTCACCACCTGTTAATGTTAAGTTGATGATATTCTTTTCCTTTTCTAATCCAGTTAATGTTCCTTTCTTTGTTTTAATAAGTTCCTCGTTTGCTCTTGCCTTAATTAAATTATCAATCTCTTGTCTTAATTCAGTAATCTTATTGTCAATTTGAGTTAATACTTTCTGTAAATCTTCTTTAGGTAACTCATCATAACTCTGTGGAAGGTCAGTCATAAATTTAACATCCGCTTCCAAAAGTTTCACATCTTCCTGACTTAATTCTTTTGGGTTGTCAAATATTTTATCAGGTTCAATCCAACTTGGTATAATCTTATCAGGAATTAAATCCCTAATTCTCATTTCAGATACAACCATACTGTCTGTTTGAGTTTCAGGGTCTATCCAACTTGCGTTAATTCCATCAATTAAAGTATCTTGTCCGTTAACATTAATGAAACAAAATAGTGTGAGTAAAACAATAATTATTCTTTTCATTTACTATCGTAATTAAATTTATTTTTCCATATAACTCTTTCAAGTAATTCGTCTTGGAAATTTCGGAACCTAATTACTTTTTGATAATCAATATACATTAAAGATTCATTTCCATATGTCTCTCTCCACTTATCGTATTTTTTCATTTGAGACGGAGTCATACGTTCAAGTATTAATGACCCATCGGAATCAATAAACATATTGAAATGTTTAAGATTTAAAAATAAAACATCTTTATATGGAGGTAATGTATAGAGAAGTGTTGGTCCAACCGCCATTTCATAGATTGTTAGGTTTAATTCATCATATTGCTTTAATAATGTATCTGAATTATACTGCACCACTTCTAAACTATTCAGACACTCTAATAGAGCGTTAGACAAACTATCAATATCAGCTTTTTGGTTATTAGTCTCTTGTTCAAGTACTTTAATTCTACCCACATACTCCTGAACTTTCGCATTATTTTCTTTTATTAATCTTGAGTTTTTTTCAATCATCTTATTAATATTGTCAGATTGCTGAATTGTTAAAATAACAACAGAATCTCCTCTGAAGATGGTTTTAATTGGGTATTTTGTCTGTGAATAGGATATCATTCCAAACAACACAAATAATAATACTAACAATACCTTTCTCATTTTATTTTAATTTTCATTTTAGTTCCAATTTTATTTTTTTCACAAGTGATTTCAAATCCGTGCTCTTCTAAAATTGCAACACAGATATTGAGACCCAAACCAGTTCCTGATTCTTTCTGTCCTTCTTTTCTTGTATAAGGTTTAGATAAATGATTAAAATCCTCTTGAGTAATTCCTCTGCCATTATCTTGGATATAAATGAAATCACCCTCAGAATATATCTTAACAAACTTTGTTGCTGAGTCGTTATACTTTAAACCATTTCTGATTAGGTTATCCACCGCGGTACAGAACAATGGTTCATTCAATTCAATTGTTGGTAGATTATCATCTAATATTACCTGACTAGCATATGCCGTTGATGATAAGTAATCGTCAAGAATCACTTTGATATTACACTCGTCTTTATTTAGTACCACATCTTTCTTAACAAGATTGGTAAACTCATAAACACCTTTATAAACTTTCTGTGAATGTTTAAGTCCCTCCTTAATCATTTTAAGTGGGGCTTCAATTTTAAGATTAACTATATCTTCTTGAGTTAATCTTCTTTCTAATGAGTTAACACCTCTTGGCATATATGTGTTAATACCAGAGTGCATGTCGTGTCTTAATATTTTAGCAGCATGTTCTAAATAGGTATTTTTTCTTTCAATCTCTTTTGATTGTAAAACTTTGTCGGTAATATCTACCGCAATTTTCATAACTCTAACTGACTGTCCATTATTGTCAAAAATTGGATTATATGTTGCCTGTAACCAAATTTCTTCACCATTTTTTTTAATTCTATTAAACTGTGCAGATACAAAGTCTCCATTTTTTAACTTAGACCAAAATTCTTTATACTCATCTGATTTTGAATATTCTTCCGTACAGAATATACGGTGGTGATTCCCCTTTAATTCTTTTAGAGTATAACCCATAACATTACAAAAGTTTTGGTTAGCGTAAATTATATTCCCTGATAAATCAAACTCAATCACCGCATTAGATTTGTTAATAGCGTTCATTCTGTTTCTAATATCCAATTCTTTTGTCTTTAAATCGGTAATGTCTTGTCTAATGGAGGAGAACCCTTCTAATTTACCATTAGCATCAAATCTAGCTCTAATATAGGTATCAACATAATATAAACTACCATCCTTAGCTTTATTACAAACAATGTCATTCCATATCTCACCCTTCATAACCGTTTCATACATCTTACCCCAGTATCCATCAGGTTGTAACCCAGAGTTTACGATTGAGTGGTCTTTACCAATAACTTCTTCAAGTTTCCATCCTGAAACCTGTTCAAACTTATCGTTAACATAAGTTATTCTACCTTTTCTATCTGTGATGGATATAATTGCGGCTTTGTCAATAAACTTATCTGTCTCGTCAAGTTTTTTGGTTTGCTCACCAGTGATTCCACGAATTATTAATGTGAAAAGTGGGATAAATAGTAAGAAACAAATATATTCAACACCTCTTGTTACTCTTGTTGATTCCTGAATTTCAAGTAAAACAGATGTTTTAACGACAAAGAAAACAGACATTATGATAATTGATAGAAGTAAATATATTTTTGTATTTTTTGTCATATTTTATAAATATAATAAAACTTTAATTAGGACATATTAATTATGTCCCATGTTCCATCAAAATGTTCAACCAAACATGTTGAATTTTCACAAAAATCTCCAGAATTCATATAATCAATTTCCATCTTTGGCTGATGGATATGTCCACATACCGCAACGTCATATCCCTTTTGATTGGCAAGCGCTTTAGCATTTGTCTCAAAATCAGATACAAAGTTAATAGCCCCTTTAACAGATTGTTTAATTGTATTTGCTAAAGAATGATATGGTAAATTAAACCACTTTCGTACCTTATTATAAAACGTATTGAACTTAATGACAATATCGTAAGAATATCCACCAATCACCGCTAACCACCTTGCCTCCATAATTACAAAGTCCAAAACATCTCCGTGAAAACAAAAATAAGTTCTACCATCAATACCAACATATACATATTTTCTAACAATCCTTATGTTATTTAATTTGAATGGGATAAAATCCTTTAAAAAATCATCGTGATTACCTCGTATGTAAATAACCTTAGTTCCTTTCTCTGACATCTTCATAAATTTTCTGAATATTTTGGTACAATTTGGTGTCCATTTACCGTTACCTTTAAGTGCCCACCCATCAATAATATCACCATTTAATATTAATATATCAGAAGAATTATTATCCAAGAATTCTATTATCTTATCTGTTTGTGATTGTCTTGCTCCAAGATGTAAATCACTCATTATAATTGTCTTATAGTTATTCATCCCCAATAATTTTGACCATCTTCAAAGAAACTTTTATTATTACGATTTAAAAATGAACCAATCATTAACTTTGTCATATACCAAAGTCCTTTGTTTTCAAATCTTCTTGGTGGTGTTAAAACAACTGAGTCATAAATTTTAAACTTGTTTGTCTTTATTTGTTTTGAAAACAGATAATCCTCAGCAACTTTGGCCGATTCATCAAAACCTCCAATTCTATTAAACGTTGAAGTTCTGACCATCATAAACCCACCTAAACAAAATGGTGTAATTAATCTGAAAACTATTTGGATTAAATCAAATACCCTGAAAACATAATTGTATTTACCTGTTGAACTTCTAACTTTACAGGTTACCAAGTCCAATCTCCCATTAACCATGTTATCTAAACAACCTTTGATTAACTTTGGGTCATTCAAAAATATATCCGAATCTAAAAATAGAATGTATGGTGTTTCAGATTGTTCAGCTCCGTTATTCCTTGCTTTGGAAGGTAACCCTCCTTGTATTATCCTCAGGTCAAAGTAATCCCTGTTTCTTTGTTCTAAATGATATGTCGTATAATCATCATCAGAGTTATCCGCAACAATAACTCTAACATATTCAATTCCCTCTTGGAAATTTAACAGAGTTAATGTTTGGTCTATTGTCTTTCCCTCGTTTTTACAAGGAATAACTATGGTAAGAAGTTTGTTTAATTCCATACCAATAAATAGAAAAGTAAAGACATGGAGTATTAATAGAATATGAATTATATGTTAACAAAAAACCCATCGAATTCGATGGGTTTGTCTTAATATAAATCTTCGGAGAATAACCCTATCCTTGGGTTATACAGTTTGTCATATTCCACTTGACCAGCCTCAATTGCTAACCTCATTGATTCGAACCTGTCGTAGAATTTGTTTTTATTTGAAAGGAATCCCTGTTCGTAATCACCAACGGAATCAGGTCCCTTAACAACACTTCGTAACTGACCAAGTGTTTTCATTATGTCAATACAATGTCCGTGTCTGTGTCCACAAACTACCACACCTTTATCAAGGTTCTTTGGTAAGAATGTTTGTGTCGGTAATTCTTTATACCATATCGCCGCACAGATAATATACTCGTTAGTCATTCTTATCCCAAGATTGGTTCTTGTGTTTACGCTTACGAGTATAGTCCTTCTTACTCTTTTGAACGATTGGACGAGTCGCCATCCATATCTCTTGCATTGTAACCTCAATAGTTTTCATTGTTCTATGTTTTAAAGATTGTGTTATCATTTTGGTTCTACAAATATATGGTGAAATATTTACTCCACCAAACTAAATCATAAATATTTATTTAACAATGGAATTGTTAATTAGAGAAATATTAAGAGAATTCGTTAATAACAAAGTTGAAATAAAAGTTGTTGGTAATGTTAATGATTTATTAAAAGAACAAATCAACCCTGTTGAGTTAAATATTAGTAAAGAAATCATTTCTCGTAGATTGAGAAGAATTAATCCATTTGTGGGTAACTTCAAAGATAAAAGAACAGGTGAAGATAAAACTGTTGAGTTTGTAATTAACCCTAAAGAACACTACATTAAAAGAATCTATAGATTGTCGGACCCTGAATATAAAGAAAAGGGTAAACACTACGACCCAAAAATAGTTAATCCTAATACATTAGAAGGAATTGATTTAATATATAATAACAGAGACAAAATTGCCGAACAAATTCTAATAGGAAGAATTAAAGATAATGATATCGTTGAGATGTCATCTGCCGATGGTTCAAACTACCATATGATTGTTAAGTTCGACAAACAATACGGTAAAAATCCAAGATATGACCTTACATTAGTTACCCAAATTAAGGGAGCGCAGTTCTATGGTAAAAAATACCAATCCAAATTAAAATTATATCCAAACCCAAGAAATTAAAAACCCCCACATTTCTGTGAGGGCTTCAGTTTTTCGTTCTGATACGGTTGGTAGGGTTGGACCAACTTACCCACTCGGACACCACTTTTTGAGTGTATTAAGGACCTGACTCATTCGTTCAAGTGCTGTCATTTTCATCCGAGATTCACAATACAAATATACTGCGTTTTTTATAAATACCAAAACTTTTTTAAAGTTTTATTTCAAAACGGTTTTTCATTATTTCCAACTTGTCGGCAGGAACTCCATGAACATTCTCTCCTTCGTGACGATTCTCAACAACGATTGAGAATACCTTGTACCCATATGTATTTGCCATATCGTAATACGATTTCATTTCCCACTCCTGTGTGAATGTGTTTGACACGGCAATCTTCTCGTGTTGATTGAACATATGGTCCTCAACCATTTCCTGACACCAAGCGTGCGCATCTTTAATTCTTGTAAAGTCAAAGTTGTATACACCTTGTGAGTTAACAAAGAACATATCAGCTTCAAATACAGGACATTCAAGTGTTTGTGCGAAAGTACTTTTCCCACTTCCTGGTAAACCTCTTACGATATAAAGTGTTTTCATAATGCAAATATACGAATTAATAATGTAAATCCAAATAAAGATTATCATCATCCTTATATTTCAAACAACAGAAAGCCGGATGATATTGGTCTTTTAAATCATCAGTTAATTCCTGAATATATTTTGATGGGTCTTCCATATCATACTTTGGGTGTTCTCCGTTCTTTCTTCTACGGATTTCTTCTTCCATTCGGATGTTATAAGTTCTAACATTATCATAATGTTCACCTTCCTTCAAAACAACTCCCCATCCATTCTTTTCGTAATAAACATCTTCAACCCTTTGGGTTAGAACAAGTGCATCATCAGGTAGTTCGGGATGTTCCTCCAAAAACTTTTTGAGTTTACCAACAGTAAGGTAATATTCATACTTACCCTTTAAATCTTCAATGACGTTTATTTTCTTTTTATTATCCATAATCCAAAATCAAAACATAAAAAGTTTACACATAGGTTATATCGGTTTCCATAACTTTTAGTTACAAAGATTGTTGGAATTAACCCAACTTGCTTGAAATCGTCACTCCAAGTTAAATCAAAGAATGGTATTATTTTCATAGTATTTTTGCATATTTTATTAGTACATATGTCTCAGTATAACTCATTCCATTATTGTCTTCTTCAACAATATCAAAGTCAACTTTATTACCACTATTCATTTCATCCAATTCACTATTTGGGTGTACTGGTATGATTTCATTGTTTTTAGTTTCAACGAACCAACCCTTTGTTGTTTTATATACTTTACCTGTCATTATGATAGATATTTTGACATATTAATCGCCGCAGTTCTTGCGTCTGACCAATTTTTAATCATATGTTTTCCTCGTTTGTTGAATGGTATTACTGATTTAATTCCCTCATTATAAATCCATTTTTTATCAAAGTCATCACCCTTTTTATATGACTTGGTGTATTTTTTCCACCACTTTTTAAACTCTTTCTCATTGTAATCTTCAACAACTGGATTATACTTCTCATCAAAGATTCTATCACCGATTGTAAACAAAGCTCCACCACGATGAGTGTAACCATAATAACCTTTAATCCCATCTTGACCATTAACTACGGTGTCCTCCAATCTTGGAGTGTTCCAAGCAACTGCAACCCCGTGTGGATATTCTTCACAAACAGTCATTCCGTTATTAAAATACCACCAAGCAGTATCAATACCACCAATGTATTTTCCGTCCTTTGTTAAAAAGGAATCCTCCAAAGTGTATTCATCATCCTTTCCAAAAGAATGCGTTCCGATAACACCACCAGTATATTTCTCAATCAACTTAACTTTTTCAGGGTCAACATTTGAGCCGTCCATAACTTTATTTGGTATGAACCTAGAAACCAATTTGGTGAACCCTAAATTAAGGTGAACTTTATTTAATTTACCATCCTGACTACTTGAATAGTATGGATGTTTCTCAAACTTCAATTTTATCTTACCGAGATATGGAGTTCTGTTTTTAATCAGCCTTTCAATCATATTATTTATCAGCGTTTAACAATCTTTCAAGATGATGGTCGTTTGGCATGTCCGACAACATCTCTCGTTTATTCATTAGTGGTACAATCTCCCTGAGCAAATTATAAGGGCGAAATTCAGGATGTCCATCAAACCCAACATCCATTTTCTTTCCTTTACCAAACTTTCTTTCATTTGGTAAGTGAACATGTCCGTGAAGGTGAATAATCCCTTTATTTAATCCATCCCAACTTTGGATTGGGTAGTGCATACATACGAACTCGTGACGCTTTGATTCGTTTTTCTTCACAGGTTCCATCACAACAATTCGTAAGTATTCTGAAACAGAACTGAATATTGATTTAATATTCTCCCTGTTTCTTTCAATGTGATGGTCGTGGTTACCCAATACCAAGTGAACATTCTTACATACAATTCTATCACGGAATTGTTTGATAAACTCAAACCCACCAAATGACCAGTCACCAAGACAAATCAATACATCGTCCTGTCCAACATTCCAGTTAATCCCATTTAGGATTGACTCGTTCATCCTTTCAAGTGTTGGGAAGTCACGAGTTTGTTCTTCAGGTACCTGATTGTCCTCAGTTCTCCAATTAGTCGTCCCTCTACAAATGTTTTTGTGGTTGTAGTGCGGGTCAGAACATATCCAAATGTTTGGGAATACTCCCTTTATATCTTTTTCAATTCTTAAAATCATACCTCAAATATATTAATAATTTTTAATCCCACCAACCTCTAATGTCACTTCCATCAAGTTTTTCATAAAAATCTTCACCTGACTCTCGGATTGAGTCGTAGTCAGGTCCTTTAATAATATAACAAAGTTCTTCCCAATATTCTTTCTGAATTTCGTGTGCTCTATTTATAATTTTACCGTTATGTTCTTTCTCTTCAGGAGTATCTTTGTCCACAAGTTCATAAGAGTCCTCGTATCCTTCCGCAGGTACAAACTCCCACTCGTGGTAAATCATTTCCATTCCCAATTCCTTCTCAGCAACATCAATAAAAGAATCGTGAACACAAACATCAATCAGGTATGAAAGTCGTTTCATCTTTTCAACTTTCTTCATACGACTCTCACTAATTTCGTGTCCATATCTCTCCATTTTGTAAGCCATATCATCAACCGCAGTTTTCACCCAAGGTAAGATAGAGCCGTCACCATTATACCAAGTGTGATTCCATAAGTTCTTACGGAACAACCAAAGATTACGGAAAAATCTTGGTATGTCATATCTGAAAAAGTCCCAAGTCTTCCAATACCATCTTTGACGGTTTATCAATTTTTCCATACTTTCAATGAAAGTGTTAGCAAATTTTGTCATCATCTTATTAATTCGTCTATATCAATATTATGTTCTTCCATTAGTTCTCGTAACTTTTCAAAAACAACATCAACTCCTCTGTAATACTCATCAGTCCCATCATAACCCATAGTTATTCTTTTACGGGCATTGGTAGTCATTTCAAACAAGATAGATGCCATGTCAGTCGCCTTTACACAACGCATGTGAGCCATTCTGTCATCAAAGTCATCTAAATCAAATTCAAGTTTTGCTTTCATTGTGCAAAGATACAACAACAATTTTTATTTTCCAACTTTATACATATCAAAATAAATTGTATCACCAACAGATACGTGTTTGAGTGACTTCATAGTTACACCATTCTCAAGTGTAATGTCATAATACAAGTTCATTTCTTCGTGAACATTTCTTGGGACGTGTCTCTCAACTTTAATGGCATAGTGAGCCTCTTTATACCAATACCCATTACTTTTTTGATAAGATGAGATTATTAGTAATGACATAATGGTTCCAACAACCAAAAGGATAAGTGTGGTTGATGAGAAGATAATTTTTTTCATAACTTTTTATATTCGGGTTTTAAATAATTCCATATTACTTTATCAGTACTCTTTCCATCCCACATCAAAAAACATAATGCTTTTATCTTTGGGTGTGTATCATTTCCTTGTAGGTGTAACGCAAACTCCTTCTTTGATGGTTCAGTTTCTCTGTCCCCATACTTACCATAACGGAAGTATGAATATATCTTGTAAGCATAATCCCCATAACGATAGTGATGGTATCTTAAATCCGCAACATACATCTTTATCTTTTGATAAAATTCATCAGGGACATCTTTCAATAACTCCAACACATCTTTACCCTCACTCAACATTTCCCACACCGCAGTGGTAGAAACATTGGTCATTATCTTATGTAGACGAAGATACTCCTCACCCTTAACTTTCATTCTATCACCATTAGAGAAACGAACAACAAACCCTTCCTCATCATGCTTTATCATTCCCTTCAATTCGGAATAATCCCGAATTCCATCGTATTTTTTAACAACTTTGAAACCAAGGTTATTGATTAAGTTCTTAAATCTAACATCAACACCTTCACCATACAAATCAACCTCATATCCAGTTTCAGTGTTTATCATCCCAAGTAATACCAAATCTTCGTATGGGTATTTCACAACGATACGATTCTCATCATATATTATTTCAAATAGGTAAGTGTAGTCCTTATGTAGTTTTTGATAGTCATATTTCTGTAACATCTCAAACCCTTTAACCGCTTGGTCAGAAGTAAAAGAACCACGAGTCGCCATTACCCACTCACCTTCGTAGTTAAATAATATTCCTAAAGAACCATCCATCTTATCGTAAACGTCAAAGTCAGGAGTTTCAGTGTGTTTACCTTCCTCCATATTGAAGAACTTCTTAAATGGTCGGGCAACAACTTTACCTTTGTTGTCAGTGACTAACCCACGAGTTTGTAGGGTAACCTCATCCCACTTACCTTCGTACTGAACAGTCTCGGTATAGTTCCATATAGTCAAAGGAAGAGTCGGATGTACTTGTAGATACACCAACCCTTCCTCAAAATATTTGTTTAGAACTTCATTCATTTGACAAATATACAAAAAAATTAACGATTTAACAAATAATAATACGTCAAAAATAACTGACCATAATGTAACACTTGGTCAAAACCAATACTGACAAAGAAGTAATGAACTTTACCTGATGACCACAACTTACTATTCAAACGACTGGTAAAATAATCAGTAATTGTATGAGCAACAAGAGTAATCATTCCAAAATAAAGTGTTGACCAAATAATCCATTCGGTTGTTGCACCTTCTTTCATTTTACCAAAGATAAGACACATAGGTAACAACCACACCATTGAATAATTTGATGTATGACTTAACAATGCAAAGTTGTTTTTACTTTTGTTTTGAGCTTGCCAGTCAGTTTGTAATACAAAGTCGGCAATCCAATGGATGAAGATAATGATAAATGAAATTAACATAATGAATTAGGGATATATAATAAAGTTGGATTTTTTTTCTGAATATCAACATCAGGATAATGTTTGCTGAACTCCGTCACATCAAATCTTTCAGTGATAAGATGATAACCATTTTTGGTTGGAATTTCACTTATGATTTTATCCTTCCCAAAAGGAGGACAACTATCAATTACAAGTTTAACCTTTAATAACTCTTTGTTATCCTTACTATCAACATCAACAATCCATCTCTTTTCATAGGTTTTAATCTGTCCAACAACTGAATCAAATAAACCTTTCTGATTAGTCTGCCCGTTACGAATTCTTTCAGCCAAAGACACCATCATTTCCAAAGAGACATCCTTATGGTTTTGTTTCTGAACATGGATATATGCACGAGCTTTAAACATTTCACACAATTGTTTAATCTCATCATATCGTTTTTCCAAATACTCAACACTATCAACACAATAAGTTTTGATGGTACGAACTGACTGGTGATTGTCCCTCTCACCTTCAGGTTGGTCCTTCTTTCGTTTGAACACGTAGAGCATATAGAAATCACCCTCGTTTTCAAAGTTCAATAACGGTTTAATCAATTCAATGTTGTCAATCATTTTGTAAATATAACAAAATTTCTTCAAGAATTTCAACTTGTCCCTTAAAATAATCTTTTTGGGAAGTATTATCTCTTAACCTTTCAGCTTGTTGTTTTTTTTCTGTAATATATTTTTTTAAATCTTCCATATTATTTTTCTTTATTATAAAAAGGTTTAGTTATTAAAAAGGATATGAACATTCCTGTCCATATCCCCGATAGTAAACATCCGAGTGCCAACATTATTCTTGTTCGATTATGATGTTACCACTCACTTCAATCAACTTTCCATTCTCACGATTTGTAAAATAATATCCATCAGATTTTTCTTCACTAATCACTTTGCCTGTTGAATGGTAGGTGATAATTGTGTCAGGTCCAAGAACCTTAACCGTAAAGGTATCTCCATATCCACCCATCTTACTCATCGTCGCATCGGTACAAGATACCATCGTCGCCATAATTGTTAGTAATGTAAATAACAGTACTACATAAAAATTTGATTTTTTCATATTATATCTATTTGTTTAGTTTCCAAATCAATTGTAATGTCAAAAGGTTTTTGGCTATGAGAATAACGTTCATCCAACACAGATGAGTTGAAGAAGTGTGTTCCGTTCTTCTCAACATAACCATAACCTGAATGGATATGTCCACAGTTGTGAATCAAAGGATGTAATGTTTCCAATCGTTTTGAAAGCATCTCACATCCAAGATTAAAATCACGACGATTAACAACTGTATCCAAGATACCCCAAGCCGGTCCGTGAGTTAATAAGATATCCGTATCGTCAGGAATGTCTTTCCACTTTTGTTCAATCTCCCATCCGTTTCGTGGTAAGTTGAATGCCCAATTGTAGAACTCAGGTTGCCAAGGACTTCCATAGATTTTCAATCCCTCAAACTCAACATAGTCATCAATCAAACAAACAACACCTTTGTCGTTAAACTCACGAATCATCTTCCAAGCGTCAAATGGTTTGTCCTCAATGTATCTGTCGTGATTACCAGGGACAAATACCTTCATCTTATATGGTAACTCACTGAACCAATTTAAGAAGTCATATAAATCTTCCCAATCGTAACCTGAATTCATAACGTCACCACTATGCAAAATTAGGTCACCTCCATTCACAAGGACATTTCTTTCCTTTGTGTGAGTATCTGACATCAATGTTACTTTAATCTTCATAATCTTCCGGCATTTGAGTGATGATATGTTTTTTCCACCAC